AGAAGACGGCATACGAGATCTAGTACGGTCTCGTGGGCTCGGAGATGTGTATAAGAGACAGATGTTATGCCCAATCCAGAGCGGCCCGTCCGTCCCACGATCCCTCTAACGGACCCTCTATTCTTGTTAAGTCACTGGCGGTCCATGTGTACTTCCAAATCAACCATGAAGTATCACTTGTTGCCGCCTTATGGGTTGCGTGTATCCCCTTATATTGTAAATCGCCACTGGAGTACGTCATGCGAGTATCAAGCGGTAAGTTATCGGACAATGGGGCAATCTGAGGTTGGCGCATACGTTCCCACGCCAATGTATTCGGATTCCAAACCTTTAAAGCTACATAAATAGCCTTTGCCGTCGTGTCTCCGTGTAAATCAGTGGGAGCCTCGTCAGTGTCTTCCCTAAAAGCAATTACTCCCGGATGCCCCGGTGACATCACCATTATTCGTCCCTCTTTAAATATCTGTTGCGAGTGCTCATGTGAAGAATATACAAAGCAAACGACCGAAATCCTTCGTAATAGTTAGCCCATGCGTTTCCGGTCATCGTCGTGTGAAACACCCTGCCAGTCCTAATGATGTCTTCGAGAACCCTCTTCCCGTGATCGGTTTTGAACGTCATCTCGTAATCAGTTAGCAACTGGCTGTCTGCCGCCGCAGCCGCCTTCTTGTTTTCCATATGCTTAATAAATTCATCAGCATACAGTTCAGGGTGAAGATCGGCTAATAGGTCAAATTCGCTCATTCGCTGACAGCCTCCACAACATCAGTTAAAGCATTCTTACCGGATGTGTCTGCTTGGGACAGCTTCTTAACGTCATCAGCCGCCTGCATCATCATCGCGTCCTGTCTTTCCTGTTCAGCTGCTTGTACTTGAGCTTCCTTGATTGCCGCAACTTCTTCCTTGCTGCGCGTGATTCCAGCCGGTATGCCAAGTTTAAAAGCTTCCTGATCAAGATATTCCTCCCAATTAACCTTAATGATTCCATCTTCAGACACCTGCGCGATTTCCATAGCGTCTTGCTTAAACGCTCTCATATTGGAAATACCCAGCATTTTCTGCGCCTGCGCCAAAGTGGAAACATAATCTATTTTCAAAGACTGCCCGATCATCTCCATCGGTGGGGGCGGAATCATGTTTGCCCTCAACATGCACATAAACACACGCTCTATGATCGGATCCAAAACCTCAGAAGTCTGCCGTTCGATAGTCGGACCGAGCATAATTAATTGTTCTTCGTGTCGCTGAAGTACCTCAGTGGCGGTCATTTCCTTGCCGGTGACAATCGTAAAAAACAAATCGTTAAAGAAAAGTCTCTGAATGAGTTCCTGTAAGCGCCCGATTCTTGCCTCTACCCCGGCATAATCAAAGTTCATGTCAAAAAGCTTACCGACTGCATCTTTACCATCATTTGTAGCAATGTAGTTAATCCCACCCGGTAACATGTCTAAAGAATCTTTATAGCCGAACGGCACCCTCATGGGCGGGTCAACTTCTTTGTGAATCGCCTTAGTGGATCCAGCCTCATGTGATTGAAGCAGCTTAACAACACCCAACGCCATGTGGCCAGGACTTCGCCCATAAACTTCAGGTTCGTTCACCCACCACCTGCCAGCGGCAAACGGCTTTTCCTCAAACCCGCCCTCATACAAAGTCATGTCGTTTTTAGCGTACTCAAACCACACAGACTCATAGGGCATGTTAAAGCGGTCTTTAAATATTATGTTGCGCTCTTCCCGCGGTTGAATGAAATGAACAACCTCAAACCACTTGTAGGGATTTTCCTTGCCGATGTTTTTAACCTGATCGGAAATCCGGTCCCGCCCGAATTTCTTTTCAAGATTTACAGCGGTCATCCAGGTGCGCCGTACAAAAGTGTTCACCCTGCCCGTATCGTCTGAAGCAACACAGTAAGTTCCAGCCGGCGGAATATAAAACCTTACTAAAGTCTGAAAATCCTTCTCGATAAACGGCACCGAAATACCGAAGGCAGCCTGATCAATGTAAGTCTGATGGATAACCTCGTAGAAATTTGACCGCTTGAACACACCGTCCATAAGTGCGTCAACATAATCAAGCCACTGAGCGACAGGCTCAAACTTCATCAGCCCTTCGTCTTCGGTCTGAAGTTTCTTCCAAGGCCTCGATGGAGAAGTCAGGCCGCCCTGCATGCCCGCACCTAAAAGATTCAATGAATGAGTTCCCGTGGCGTTTAGTATCTTCTTGTAAATATTGGTCTTTTCGTGCGGCTTATCCCCCTGTGAAACATACAAACCCCTTGACGGTAAAATGTAACTTGAAATGTCTTGCCAGACAGGAAGAACCGAAGATCGTTCATCCTCAAGAGATTTTAACAACTTCAGATATTTCTGGTTTCTTCGCTTGTCACTTTGCCCCGATGGACCGAGAGAACGGGATTGAATATCAAGTTCTGGTTCTGCCATGTTATTGTCCTAACAATGTTTTTTGGCGAGTTTGTGCAGTATCAAGCGAACCCGTTAGAATTGTCGCGCCCCTTCCACCCCGCCTGCGCTTTCTTAGCTCCTCCTGCGCCGCGGCTACTGACTTTGCCTGAATTTCTTCCGGGGATTGTATTTTGGGTGGTTTCGGCGGTTTTTCGCCCCCCCATCCCTGATCAGTGCCAATCGGCCACATTAAAACATCTTTAATCTTTCCCATTGTCAATCTCCTATTGTCTGCACAGACGATGTGTATTGAGAAAAATTCTCAAATCCAAAATGACGGACGAACTTCATCCAGGTCTTGTTCGATTCCAACGTTCCCTCTTTTGTAATCGACAGTATGTGACATCCATGCTTTTTGCATTGCTCAAGGCAATAAGACCAATCATTTTTTATTATTGATTTCAATATGTTATGCGAAAACTTCTTTATCTCCAAATGCACCATTGCAACCGGGGGATATGCGAAATTCAAACATCCATAGGCATAGATCCCCTTTTCGGTTGACATCGCATAATAAACGTCACCATCATGGGGTGGAAAAAAAATGCTCGGTCTTTCTGCTAAGATATTTACCATAACCTAAATTGGGGGCCGCCGGGAACTCCCCGCGATGCCCTTTGGCCCCCAAGGGAGGCCCATCCGAGGTAGGGAAACCCAAGATGGCTGTTGAGCACAAAAAAAGGGGCTACAATGTGATAGGTGTGGCTACCACACTAGCCCCTAAATTGTGCAATCTCCCGTTAAGGAGAATTATTTATTTTTTTAAATTGCCTTCTCTTATACAACCAACATTATAAATCAACCCATGTGTCTTTGTCTTCGTTTGCCCAGTACTTTGAATACTCACGGCTTAAATGCTTCATGAAATTATTAGCGGAATTTTTGATCTGCGGAGGCAGATCTTCCCAGTTTAAAAATAAATTACGAACGATAGGTTCGTCATCACCCAAAACCTCGCCGACTAAAATAATCTCAGCCGTGTCCCCTAAAACATTTATGCTCATGTTCTTAATTGCAGAATCACTAAATGTAACAACCTTGCTCATACTCTCTCCTATGGAATGTAACTTGCAACATCATACTCAGTCCTAGCACGCATCTTACGGTTCGGAAACGGCGAATCACTCGCAGACATAACAGGCTCTGCAAATGTAAACGCCAGCGCATCGGCAGCATCAGGGCTTAATTCGGTCAGCTTCTTCCTGACTTCTTCCTTGCGCTCCATCTGAAACTTGGGGGCATCGGGGAGATATTCCTGCACCACAAGCTCATTAATTAATTCCTGATTGTCTGGAATCGCACCACCAGCCCGGATCCATTCCGCCATTGCAAAATACATCTCAGACCGCTTATTATAGAAATGCTCCTTGTCAACCGGAGCAGACGAACCCTTGACCTCTCTGATCATGTAATAACCACGATCCCTTAACGCGGCTATTACAACAGAACCCTGGTTGATTGCGTCTATAAACACAGCATCAGGCTTCCACTTGTCTATCTCGCTTTGCAAGACACGGATAAACTCGTAGGCGTTCATCGAGAATTTCTTTATTTCAAACGATGCCAAACCCTGACGCTTGATAATGCAACTCCTGTCAGACCCACCGTCGGCAATGTCAACACCCATGATCTTGGGTTCGTATGTATAAACGCCTTCAGGAATGACGCGTTTAGAGGACTCAATCGCCTCATCATATGTGACCAGTTGGGTGGCGGATGACCTGGGGGGCTGACCCTTAACATGAACTCTCCAAAAGTCGGAGTCCTCACCGTAATACTCCCGCATCTCCTCGATCCACGATTTTTTAACCATCGCCGCGGTCTCGCAGTCAACCGTGAACCGAACCCAACGCTTGTCCTTACCAAATACAGCGTCGTAAAACCGACCGGACCCCATAGACGGGTTGCCACATGCAATCCAAACAGAACCCGGAGTTGTGAATGTTCCTTCTGTAATCTCCCAGATCGAAGGCGGAATAACACTCGCCTCGTCAAATATCGTCAATACCTGCTGCTCATGCTGCCCCGCAAACGCCTGGGGATTCTCCTCGCTCCATGTCTGAGCCGTCGCCCTCCATAAAGCCTGATGCTCCAACGCCTTGTGCTTCATCGTGGTGGCAGTCATGTCATACCAATGACGATTCCGGCTCATGCCCCACCACTTTGCAACCTCGCGCCATGTTGCAGTCTCTAACTGCTGTTTTGTGTTCGCGGTTACAATAACCTTGGGCTGAAAACGGGTCGACATAAACCAGTTGACAATCCATGCAATTAACGCAGTCTTGCCAGGTCCACGACCCGCAGCTATCCCAATCCTCGTCACACCGTCTGCAAACTTCTCAGCCGCCATGCCCAACGTAACTAAAACTTCCTGCTGCCATACATCGGGCTTATTATACGGCTTTTTGCCTAATCGACCCTCACCCCAGGGAAAATTAAAAAATACAAAGTCTAAAGGCTTATACACCATCTTGGCGTAAACTTCGTATAGCTGATTGTCAATGCTCACATCTTACCTACTAAATCCCAAAACATCTCTATGTGACGGCGACTGGAAATATTTAAATCACTCTTGCTTACCGCATGACCTAATTCAACCAAGGCGTTCTTTATCCGTGAACCATCAGGATACGACAACTCAGCGTTCTCTCCGTTCTCATTTGGATTATAATGTAACAATAGCTTCGTGGCATTATCAAAGTGTTTTCCTAGTGGGGTGGGTAGCATTTTTATCCCTTATTCCAGTATGTTATAAGAATATCCTACTATGTGGTATATATATACGCCCTCTGTAAGAAAAAATAATATTTTCAGGGGGATGCGTTCTTTTTGTTAGAATAAATTTGTAAGCCTCTTATTCATATCATCCCGATGCGCGTTTTCGCCCCCTCCCCCCTTCGATATATGAAAAGAATGCTTACCATACCACATTGTGTCAGACTGATAAGATATATTATGTTAACTTTGCTATCAATGATATCACATACTTACGTGTTTCTGCTACCCAATCACTGTAAACCCGCATCATTACTGGGTTCTATGTCTATGATCTCCACAGTATTCAGCTTCTTGGTGGCTGAATCCATCAGGGCTGGCTTGTCTGCACTTCTTAGTGACTTGGCATACAGCTTATCAACGTCCAGTGTTACGCTTACATTGACCTCTTGCCTCTCCTGGTAGCCGTGGCTTGCCTTTAGGAGGAACATAGCACCGGGATTGCCCGTCTCTTCTGCGTTTACCTCAAGCCTGTAGGCCATTAAATCCTTGGCTTTTTTTAATATTTGTGAGCACCCATCCACCTTTAAGTAATTGTAAAACAGTTCCGTGTACCATCCGAGGTATAATGAGAGTGAATTTACAGTAGGTAAAGCAAGGTTATCACCACACCACATGAAGAAGCGTTTAACATCATCATTTAGTTGTTTGGTTGTTTTATATCTGGCGTTGTGTTTAAGGTTTAGTTTTATATC